AAGCCGAGGGTGAGCGAGGACTTCGTCGACGCGAACAGGTTCTGCTGCATGTCGTTGGAGTACTGGTCGGAGCCGATGATCTTGCTGAGCAGGATGTGGCGGGCGAACACCCCTGCACGGGAGTCGTCGTCGAACTTCGAGATGATCTCCACGTTCGGGGTGTTCTGCACCAGGTTGCGCGCCGTACGCCGCACCAGCCCCGCGGTCTCGCCGGAGCTGATGTTGGGCAGGTCGTCCTTCGGGGAGATGACCTCGCCGTCGGCCAGCTTCTCGAGGATGTCGTACTTGCCGACGCGCGCGTCCATCTCCCGCTTGTAGGCGGTGTACTTCCGCGTGAGCATGTCGCCGCACGGAGAGATGTTCTTGAACTCCAGGCAGTCCCGGCGATCGTCGTGACCGTAGCTCTCGTACCAGTCCTCGAACGCCCTGATGGGCTCGTGTCCCGTCTTCACTGCCATTGATTCAGCCTTCCTCGCTCGGACCAGACACGTTCCCTGCGGACGTCACCGCGACGAAGGATCGGGTTGGAAGTGTTGATGAACGGAGTCGTGTTGCCGTACGGCGACTCACCCTCTGGCAACCCGTACATGCGGGTGAAGTTCGCGTACTCGTTGAAGGAGGATCCGTACCCGCTGCTGCCGTAGCTGCGCTTCTTGTAGGGCTTGTAGCCACTGCCCCAGTTCTCCCATCCTGATCCGAAGTCCTTCCACCCAGAGCCCGAACCCGAGCCGGTCTCAGGCATCTTCCCGGTGGTGAAGGCTTCAGGAGTACCCTCCGGCACCACGAGCTTCTCCTGGTCCTCGACACGCTCAAGCGCGTGGAGTCCCACGTTGATCCCGTAGATGTCGTCGACGACCTTGCCGCGGCTGTCCCGGCTGAGCCCGGTCTGCGACTGCACCGCGCGGATCGGGAGCGGGATGCCGAGCGACTGCAGCAGGTTCTGCCGACCGAACGGTGTGGCCCAGGGGCGACCGTCCGGACCCATCATGTAGGTGGTGTTCAGCTGGTTGTAGGTGACCTTGCCGGTCCACGGGATCTTGTCGTCCCACAGCACCGCGCGGAGACCGGTCGCCTCTGGGTCCTCGAAGGTGTTGCCGTACCAGAGCCGGCGACCGCGCGACTGCGCCACCTTCAGCGACAGCCCCATGTCGATGCCGTCCTGCACGAGCTCCTGGGTCCATTTGACCTCGATCTCCTTGCGCATCGGCACGGAGATGCTGATGCCTTCGAGCGCGGGGTCTCCGAGCTTGATCATGCCCTTGGCCAGCGACGCCAGCACTCGCTCGCCACCGCGGAACGTGAGCTGTTCGTTGCCGTCGGCGTCGATGTAGCTCATGCGCCCGGCCTCGTCCGCAGCGAACGCAGCACTGGAGCCCTCGTTGAGCAGGCTCATCCCGCCACCGAGGTTCTTGTTCGGCTGCGCAGCGTAGATCGCCTCGGCTTGGGCGGTGATGGCCGGCTGCTCCCACCACTGCCCCGCGGCCTCCGCCTTCGCCTTGAGGTCCGTCTCGATCTCGTACATCGTGAGGTTCTCGAGCCCGCCGGAGCCGGACAGGGCAGCGAGGAACGTGGCTTCGGCCAGCTCCTGTGGCTTGTCCGGGATCGTGACGCTGACCTGCGAGGGCACCATGTTCTTGCGGAAGTAGGTGCTGTCGGTGGTGACCTGGCCGGTGAACAGCGACAGGAGCAGCGACGCGCTCAGCGAGTTCTCGGCGTAGGCGTGGAGCCTGGCGTCGAGGTCGTCGCGCGCGCCGTAGCCGACACGGTTCTCGCCGGTCTCGTCGTCGCGGAACTGCTCGAGAGCGGTGGTCTCCAGCGGTGCACCGGTCAGCGGGTCGCGCTGGATCTCGCCCTGCTTGTTGATCTCCGGCAGCGTCCACGGGTTGCGGTTGTACTTGTCCATCCCGTTGCGCACGGAGTTGACGAACGAGTTCTCGAAGAGCGCCCGCTCGTACATCCCGACGGTGTTGATCAGCAGCTGCGTGACGTTGCCGTCCGACTCGGGTGTGCCCTTCGTGTGCTCCTTCGCAGCCTCCATCATCAGCGCGTCGCCGGTGATCTCGGCCTCGCGCCACAGCCGGGTGACCGAGTTCGGGATCATGGAGAAGGCATCGGAGAAGCCCCACTTGATGTGGCGCACGTCGCCGGTGTTGAAGAAGCGCTCGATGCCGATGACCGGCGACAGGAACTGCCGGATGATCCAGTGCGGCTGGGCAGCAGAGCGAGCTCCACCCTCACCATCCGAGGTGACCTCGAACCACGACTCGAGCGGCCCGGGCAGCCAGTCGAGGAACCCGGAGTCCGCGTAGAGGAAGTCGTTCTCGGCGCGGCGCGGGTCGTAGTAGTACGGCGTGCCGAGGTAGGTGGCCAGACGGCGACGGCGCTTGGTCTCCTCGTCCTCACCGGAGAGGCCCAGGCCACCGGCCATCATGCCGAAGGCCATCAGCGATGAGTGGGTGATCGCGCCAGTGGTGAACGGGCGGATCAGGTCGACCGAGTCGATGACGTCGGACATGTCGATCCGGTCGTGCTGGCCGGGCACGTACTCGAGCCCGCGCATCAGCGCCTTCACCCGGCCGAGGAACTGCGACTCGCGGCCGTCGAGCATCATGGCGGCCAGCTGGTCGAAGCCGCCGACGCCGAGCATGGTGGTCAGCGCGTTGGCGTTGAAGCGGGTGAACAGGAACGGCACCTTCAACAGGTGGCCTGTGGCGTTCCAGAGGAACTTCGGGTTCGCCGTCATCGCGTCGATCCCGCCCATCACCAGCTTCCCGGACACCGTCTGCTTCATGGACCGCGTCTGCGCGATCCGGTTCAGGCCGACGGTGTGGGAGCTGACGCGACCCTCCTCGGAGTTGTCCCGGAGCCAGAGCGGGTTGCGCTCCATCTGCGCCAGGTACACGTCGAGCGGGATCGACGAGTCGGTGGTCATCAAGTACTGCAGCGCCGCCTCGTTGTAGCGGGCCGCGACCTGCTTGGCCAGCATCCCGAACTTCGGGTCGGAGGTGGCGGTGGCGGAGAACTTGGCGAACTTCTCCAGCCGGGTGCCGACGCCGCCGCGGCCAGCCTCGATGAGGTTCTGGTACATGAGCTGGTCGTAGACGGTGGCGAGGAAGCGGTTGTCCGCGCCCATCGCCTCGTTGAGCCGCTCGATGCGCTGCATCTGCTCGCGGGTGAATTTCGGCGTGGCCATGCCGACGCGCTCGGCAACGCCGGCCACGGCCTGGCCGACCTTGTTGGTCGACGTCCCCTGGGCCAGGTTGGTGATCCCCTCGAGCCCGTTGCGGATGAAGACCTCGACGATGGCTGAAGTCCACAACGCCGGGTTGAGGAGCCGGATGCCGACGGAGAGGTTGATCATGTTGTGGAAGAAGGAGTGCGTGTCGCGGCTGGACTCCAGGTAGCGCGCGCCCCGCTCGGTGTAGTTGCGGTACGACACCTTCTCCTGCTTCTGCAGGCCCTTCTTCGATCGCCACTGCACGTGCTTCTCGATGCGCTGGGCCAGCGTCGACTCAGGTGTGGTGCGCGCCGACTCGCTGCGCGCGAGCGGGAGGTGGCCAGTGATCGCGTCGAGGGTCGCGCGCATCGTGTCGAAGATGGCGGGCTCAGCGAGGAGCGCCTCCTCCTTCGGGTCGATGGAGGTGAGGAACTGGTTCGTCTCCTTGTCCATCAGCTTCGCGTCGACCAGGGCCTCCATCGACGCAGGCATCTCCATCGTGTGGATGGATGAGCCCTTGTAGGTGTGAGCGAAGCCGTCGTTATCGGTGCGGAAGGTGGAGTCGAACAGCTCGAGCGACTCCTCCACCTGACCGAAGATCGAGGTGACCCACTCGTCCCAGTCCTTGGCCAGCGGAGACTTGCGCTTCCGGCTGGTCTTCGGCGCCCACACACCCGCCTCGTGGATCTGACGCATCAGCGTCTCGTGCGGGATGGGGACGACGCCGCCTGAGGTGGGGATGAGGTTCTGGCTGACGTTCTCGTAGATCAGGGACGCGGCCTGGAGAGCAGCCGGCCCGGCGACCCGGCCCATGTCGGACTCGTTGGCGTTCTCCTCGCGGGCCCCGGGCATGGCGAAGAACTGCCGCACCAGGTAGTCGACCTCGTTGCGGCTCTCCCAGGTGAGACCGAGCTCGTCGAGGATGTCGGCCTGCAGGGCGGCGTACGCCGTCCGGTCGTTGTCAGACCACTCGGTCTGGTCGATGAGCTCGAGGTACGACGTCACCTTCTTGCCGGCGTCCATGATGTGCAGACGCTGCAGCGGCATCGTCTTGGTCCACGGCTTGTACGAGGTGTCGCCCTCCGGGATGGCGCGCATCATCTCCCAGAAGCCACCGCCCGTCGGATCGGAGAACCGCTCGATGCCCTTGTCGCTGAACAGCTTGGTCGTCTCGCGGCCGTCGCGCTCGAGTGCGGTGCGTGCACCGATCGTCTCGTATCCGGTGAAGGCCACGTGCTGGCTGAAGTCCTGTCGGGTGGAGCGGACCTTCGACTGCGTGTAGTTCACGGCGTTCTCGTCGGCGGCGTACTCCAGGGACATCTGCAGCGTGGTGGCCACCCGCTCGGTGGTGCCGTTGAGCGGGTTGTTCATCTCGATGTGGAACTGGAAGTCAGGCGTCAGCACGTACGGGCGGGAGCCATCGCTGCGCTTGGGGAACTGCGCGTTGATCCGGTCGAACAGCATGGTGCGCAGCTGCGGGTAGCCGAAGTCGTTGAGCGCGTCGGTGAAGATCGGCGGCATCAGACGCATCTGTGCACCGGACGTCAGGTCCTCCAGGTTGACCAGGCCGCTGGTGGAGAGGACGTGCTCGAGCTGCACGCCGGGAGCGAGCAGCGCGCCGAGCATGACCTGGCCGAGCCGCTGGGTGGCGGTCACCTCGGCGAACGGGTCGTCGGTGGTCGGCGTCACGAAGCCCTTGCCGAAGATCTCCTCACCCAGCAGGTTCAGCTGGAACGCCATCTCGGCCATCATGTTGCCGTCGCCCAGGCGCTCGGCCACCATCTCTGCGGTGTAACCGAGGTTCATGTTGGACCAGCGGGTCAGGAAGGACTCGACCGCTGACCAGTCGCGGGCGAACTCGTCGGTGGTGCGGTCCTTCGCGCCGAGCATGAAGTCGACCATGTCACGGCGGAAGTCGATGCCGGACAGGGCGAAGGCCCAGCCGAAGTTGTCGATCTTCCCCTCGACGGCCTGCTTCGACTCGGGCGCCTTCTGCGACCCGAACGAGTTCACGCGGATCCCGTTGGAGCCGACGTCCTCGGCCGGGCCCGCGAGGTTGTTCGGCATCGGGGAGCGGACGGTCTTCCAGCCGTCGCCCTCGGTGACGGACTTGCCGAACCGGGACAAGTCGTACTTGACCAGGACGGACTTGCCGGCCATCTGGTCGGGGTCGACCTGCTCGATGATCGACGGCGGCCGGACGGTCCACGCCTCCTGCAGCTCGTCGACGGCGATGGCGAACATGCCGGGGTTGGCTGCCGGGTCCGCGGGGTCGAACTCGGTGGCAAGCTGCTCCTGCAGCTGGTCGATGTTGGGCAGCTTGAACCCGACACGGACAAAGAGGATCGAGCCGTCGGTGCCGATCGTCGGGATCAGGTCACCGATCATCAACTCCTGGCCGACCTCGAGCGGCCAGTGACCGGACTCGAGCACATCCTTCAGTCGGGTCATCGCGTCGTCCAGGCTGCGGATGCCGGGCTCCTCGAAGCCGTTGGCGTTGCGGCGGTACAGCGGCGTGCCAGTGGGGTCTCCACCGAGACGACGGAGAAGGCTGCGGCCCTCGTTGCTGTTGAGCAGGTCGAGCACGCGGTCACTGACCTCGCTGCGCTGGTCGAGCTGGCCGGTGCCCTTGACCGGCTCGCCGTAGCGGTTGGCCAGCTGGGTGGGGATGAGGGTCATCGCCTCGACCTGCCACACCGGCTGCCCATCGCGCAGGTCCCAGAAGGTGGTGTTCTCCGACGAGGCGTCACCCCACCTGTCGCTCATCGCGTTGAGGATGATGGAGCGGCCGGTGAACACCCGTGTCGCGGTGAGCGTCGACTCGAGTGAGCGGCGGGTCAGGTTGGCTGCACCCTCCACCGTCTGCGGCTCGAAGAAATGGACCGACTCGCCCATGCGCGTGTAGCCCTCCGCGCCTTCGAGGAGGTGGTCGGCCAGGTCGGCGCGCAGCGTGGAGCCGCCGCCGGCGTGGGCGAGCACGATGCGGGCGCCGGTCTTGGTGTACGCCTTCACGGTGCGCAGCGCCTGGTTGTACGCCTGGTCGATGTCGCCCTTGGCCGCGCGCTCGATGGAGTCCAGGTCGATGATGACCGTGTCCTCGTACGTCGGGCGCTGCCCGCCCTTCAGCGCATCGAGTCCGCCCTTCAGGACCACCTCGGTGAGGATTCCCTCGGACGGGCTGGGGCTGACACCTTCGACGTGCTGCCAGATCACCGACGAGGGGTTGACGTCCTCGAGCGCCTGCAGCCGCTTGGCCAGCTGCTCGGTCAGCGTGAGCTCGCGCAGGTCGCGCGCCTCGACGAACGGGATCCCGTTGCGGGCGAACAGCGTGGCGAGACCTTCGACGCCGAGCAGCTTCTCCAGGGCACGGGCGTTGCGGGCGTTGATCTCCGGGATCTTGAACCCTGGCCGGTCCTTCTCGCCACGCTCCATGCGGACCTGCATCTGCTGGCCGCGGAAGACGGAAATCCGCTGCTCGTAGGCGGTGATGCTCGGGTGGTACCTGTCACCGGACCACTTGATGTCCTGCAACGGCAGGAGGCTGGTCAGACCGACCGCTTCGCTGAGGTCGGTGGTCTCACCGAGACGAGTGAGGCCGAGCGTGGCGAGCCGCTCGTTGTCGAGGCTCGGGAACGTCTCCACATCGGAGAGGTTGAAGGGCGTCTCGATGTCCACGCCAGGGAAGCCCTTGGTGCCGGGCTTGCCGAGCAGGACCTGGGACACGGACTCGCTGATTGGCACGAGCCGGGCCCGCTGCAGCGGGAAGGCCGGGTCACTGATCCCGAGCCCTTCGTTCTCGTTCTGCCACTCGATGGCCTGCTCTGCCCACCACACGGTCTTCACGCCATCGACTTCACCGATGACGAGGTGTCGGTACTTCATCAGCTTGTACAGAGCGTTCGCATCGGCAGGCAGCGGCTTGCCGAAGTCGAACTCCTTGTTCAGCATGTGCAGTGCCTTGGACCGCAGCACCTCGGCCACGTCCGTGGAGTCCTCGTAGCCGGTGGCCGTCGACAGGAGCGGGATCGGCGTGGCCTTGTAGCCGGCGCCGCCCTTCGTCGCCATGTCGAGGGGGTTCTGCTGAGACTGCTTGGAGATCCGGCCGACACCGAAGATGGTCCCGGCGATCAGGCTCGGGGTGAGCGCGGTCTCGGAGTCTGCACCGACTCCCTCGAAGTAGACGTTGTTCGCCCACTCCGGTGCGAAGGGCTTGGAGTCCACGTCGAAGTACTGAACCTCGAGCACGAGTGGCCCGGACACAGTCCCTGCGTCGATGGCGTCGCGGATGGCACCGTTGATGCGCGCGATGTCGATGACACGGTAGGCCGAGTTCTCGACGGTGGCCTCGCCCATCCACGCTTGGCCGACCTCGGGCATCAGGTCGAGACCGTTGAGCGTGAGCGAGGCAGCGAAGTGGTTGTTGAGCCGGATGAAGTCTGCTCCGGTCCACGGTACGTTGCCATCGGCCGGCACCCCGTACTGCCGGTTGGTCAGCATCTCCGGGCCAGGCTCGTTGAAGCTGTACGCGCTGGCACCGACGTAGGCCGCGGCCTCGGTCGGCAGGTCGCCACCGACGGGGATGGCCAGGCCGACCGATGCGGAGGCGAGGATCATCTTCGCCTGGATGTTCTTGGCCGGGATGAGCTCGGTCCAGCCACCGAGCTTCTTCTCGCTGAACAGCGAGGTCTCCCAGATCCCGGCGACGTCAGCCGGGCGGACGATCGGTTCCCACTTCGCCTGGCGCGCGACCTCCTTCGCCACCTTGAGGACCTGCTTGTTGAGGAACCCGTCGAGCAGGGAGCCCCAGCTGGGGTCGAAGTAGCGGTGCTGCTCGGCCGCCCCCTTGCCCAGCACCAGCGGGGTGATGTCGACGGTGGAGCCGGCACGGCCAGAGAGCTCGGCGAGGTAGAGCGTCGAGGCCCACAGTCCGGCCTCCTCCCACTCCTCGGTGGTGATGGCCACGTCGTCGTCGATGGCGAAGCCGTTCTGCGCTAGCGTCTCGTTGATCTTGTTGATCAGCCGGTAGTTGCCCTGGAACCGGTTGAGCCGGTTCGCGGTACCGAGGAAGCGCATGATCATCGACTTGCGGTCGAGGTCGACCTCGGTGCCGGTGAGCCGGAACATGTTGATCGCGGCCTGCACCGGGTCGGAGTCACGCAGCAGATCGAGCCGGTCGACTCGTGCGAGCACCTCACGGTTCAGGGTGTCGAGCCGGGTCTGGATCCGCACGCGCAGACCGGCGTCCAGGTTGGGGTCGGCCAGCTGGGCGAGCAGCTCCTCGGAGCGACGGACGAACAGGTTCGTCGCAGCATCCACGACCAGCACGTCGTCGATCGCCTTCGTGGTCTGCGACGCCAGGACGTTGCGCAGGCCCGAGTTGTCCCTGGTGTAGCGACCTCGCAGGTTCGCCTTGATGATGGTGACGACCTCCTCGAGGAGACCACCACCCTGCTTGTCGAGCGCGGCCGCCAGCTGGATACCGCGGGCCACGTCGACGTAGAGGTCGTTGCGGACTGCATCAAGGTTGGCGCCCCGGTCGAATGCACCGTGGGTGTACGCCACGGCGAACTCGTTGATCATCGTCTGGATCGGGAAGTACGCCTCGGCCTGCGTCGCTTCGTCGGTGTCGATGGCCGCCTTGCGGACACCGGCCTCGATGGTGGCGATGTACTTGTGCGCCTGGCGCAGCGACAGCTGCCGGTCGACGCCGGTGAACAGGTCCTTGAAGTCCACCTCGTCGAGCATCGTCTTGAGGCCGGTGCCGGTGGTGCTCCGGTAGGACTGCACGGTGTCGTGCTCATTGACGTCGCGCTCGGTGGGGAACAGCACCCGCTTGGCCAACTCGTTGGTGGCCGGGTTCTCGAGTGCGTCGAGCGCACCCTCCTCGGTGGAGAGGTCGACGAATACTTCGGACCCGTCCGGTAGGTTCACGCGCACCGGGCCCTCGGCCAGCTTCGTCGGGTTCGACATGATGTCGGGGATGTCGAAGACCGTCAGGGCGTCGGCGGTCTGGAAGATCGCCTGCTTGACTCCGAACTCGTCCATCGTCACGAGCGGCTCACCGAACGGGGCGACGTCCGGGTCGGACTTGCCCTTGTCGTGCATCCGGGCGAAGCCGGTCTGGATCTTCGCGGTGAACCGGTCACGCGCGCGGGGGCCGTTGCCGTCGGGGAACAGGACCCGGTTCTCGATCGCCAGCTTCAGCTTCGCCCGGTTCCGGGTGCCGTCGGCAGTGCGGCCGGCACGCATCTCCGCGATCATCGTGCGCTCGGTCGCCAACTCGGTGGCGTGCTTGGCCATCGCTACCGACAGGGCGCGCGTCTTGTCGGCGAAGTTGGACAGCGCCTCCCGCTGCAGGGTGCCGGGCAGGTTCGCCGACCACACCTCGGACGGGTCGGCGTCGTACTCGGCCACGTCGTCGAACAGCGGCAGCAGCTCGGCACGGTCACCGAGCCACATCGGCTCCGAGTTGATCTGGTCCATCAGCGCCTTGACGTCGGTGGCCGTCTTCATGGCGATGATCAGCCGGTCGAGCTCGATACCGTCCGGCTGCTGGCTGACGTGGTAGAAGGTCTGGAGCATCCGCGACTTGATCTTGGAGTAGATCCGGCCGCCGGGCTCCGCGCCCATCGCGTTCCACTCCGCGAGCCACGAATTCGTCAGGTACGAGACCGCGGCCTGCTCGGGTGGGAGCACCAACATCTCGGTGACCCACTTCGCGGCGTACACCTGGCCGTCGATCTCGGCGAAGGCACCGAGCTTCGCGGCGTCCGGGATGATCTTGGAGATGATCCCGGCCAGCTGCGGGTTCTGCTCCAGCATCTGGTTGAGCAGGATCTCCTTGTCGGTCTTCTTGTTCGCGCCCGTCTGCTGGCGGAACGTCTCGAGCATCTCCTGGAGCTGGTCGACACCGGCCTTGAACTCGGCCAGGGCGCGCTCGGAGCGGGCTTTCTTGTCGCGGGGAGCGACCTGCACCGCGGCCGCGATCGTGTCGATGACCACCGCGTAGTCGTTCAGCTCGGCCGACGTCGCCTCAGCCACGGAGTACGGCGGGTTGTGCTTGACCGAGTGCATGACGTACGGCGCCTTGCGACGCCACTTCCACAGCTGGTCGCGCCGGGTCTCCTCGGTATGGTTCGCCAGGGAGTTGATCACCTGGGACAGCGTCAACTGCGGCCCGATGTAGCGGGAGGCGTCACCGATCAGGTCGTACATCTGCGTCGACCCAAAAACCTCCGCGAACGCCAGCTGGGCGCTGGTGTCACGGCTGCCCTGTGTGTGGTCGTGGTTCGCCAGGCGCTTCAGCCGGCCAATCTTCCGCAGCAACTCGTCGTCCTGCTCGATGGTCGCAGCATTGGAGCGCTCCTCGATCTCGATGGACCGCTTCAGCAGCAGCTGGACCAGGGAGATGTTGCCGTCGCCCATCAGGTACTCGCCGGGCGCCAGCACCTGCACGTCACGGACCTGCATGTTCGCCAGGCGCATCATCGCGGACGACGCGTCCTCGCCCAGCGCCTCCTTCGCGGCGTTGCTGATGTCCTGCATCCACAGCTGCACGCGCTTCTGGATCGCGTTGCGGCCGCGGACCCGGGCCATCTCGCTGGCCGGCATGTTCGAGCCGAGCTGAGCGTAGAGCTCGACGAACGCCTGGATCTCACCGGGCAGCATGTCGCCGCGCAGGGCGTCGACCGCGGCACGGTAGATGGAGTAGTGGAGCTTCTGGCTCTCGCGCACAGGGTTCACACCCTGCAGCAGGATGCTGACCGTCTGGCCGTCGGTCGCTGCACCGCGCACCGCGAGCGCCCGGAGGAACGCCTGCTCGGGTGGGAGGTCACGCTCCACATCGGCGGGGGTGAACTCGAGCTCGGGGGCGTTGGCCGCCAAGTCCTGCTGGATCATCTCCCACGTCAAAGAGATCTGCTGCTGCAGCCACGGCACCTCCGCCACACCGTTGCGGCGGCCGAGGTCCAGCATCCCGGCGGTGTTGAGGTTGAAGAGCGTGGTGATCAGGTTCATCCGGGCATCGACGATGCCGTCGGTCACCTCGCGCTCGAACGTGGTCAGTGCACGGGTGAGGGCGTCGGCCTCGAGGATCGGGGAGTACCGGTTCCACAGGTCAGTGCGCAGCTCGGCCAGGCCCGCGGCCGCGACGTTTCGCTCCACCGAGCCGGTCTTCCCGGCCAGGGCCCCCGCGATCGTGGCGATGAAGAGCTTCTCGCCGTCCGGCGGGTCCGAGACGACCTCGACACCGGCTCGGGACTCCATGATCGGGTTGCCGTCCGCATCCTGACCGATCTCCACGTCCTCGTTCACCGACGGGAGGAACTGCGCGCCGGCACGCAGGAGCTCGCGCTGCTCGGTGGGAAGCGTGACCGTGTTCATCGGTGCCAGGGTGTCGCCGTCGTGGTCGCCGCCGAGCGACTTCAGGATCGACTGGTGCACCTGCACCTGCCCGTTGGCGTTGGCCGCGCTGAGGGACTTGGACACCTGGGGGATCAGCGGCATGAACGAGCCCGGGTCGATGTTCGGGTGCCGGGTGTAGAGGATCTCCACCGAGCGACGCAGCGTCTCGGCGTCCGAGAGAGGTGCACCGCTCGCGTCCGTGAGCTCACCGCGGTGGGCCCGGAGGATCAGGTCGTTGAAGTCGTCGATCAGGGCCTCGGCCGTGACGGTGTCCGTCGCCTGGCGGTACCGCTCGTAGATGTCCTGCAGTGCGGCGCGCACCGACTTGGACACACGGGCCACGGTCTCGTTCTCCGCGATCTCCCGCTGCAGCTGCGCCACCATCTCCGGCTGATCCTGGGCCTGCTCGAGGCGACGGTTCAGGTCGGCGTCGATGACGGCCATGCCCGCGTGTAGGTCGACGATGCTGGAGAGGGTCTGCCACATCGAGGCGACCGCGTGGTTCGCCGCGAACAGGTCCCGATCCATCCGGCCGTTGCCGTCGTAGACCTTGTCGCCCGAGAAGCCTGCCAGCACGAGGGTGCCGTCGACGGCCGGGTTCGCCGACGCCGAGTCGCGCGCCATCGCGCTGGCCCGCATGTCGATCCGCGCCATCGTCCCGATCGGGGAGACCCGCGCCGAGTCGATCTGCGACTTCTCCGCCATCGTGGTCAGCGCGTCCTTGATGCGCTGCGTCTCGACGTCATCGGCCAGCGCCGCCCGCTTCCGGGCGTCCGGGGTCAGCGCCTTCCACTGCTCCTCGGTCATCGACTGGCCGTGACGCATCTCGTGCAGGAGGAACGCCCGCGACTTCAGTACCTGGTCGTTGCTGGGCGGCCGGCTCACGGCACCGAGGCTCATGCCCGCACCGGACGCCGCGCCGTACAGGCCAGCCTCGAACACGGCGTGCGGGTCGATGTTCGCGTCGACGGAGATCGGCTCGAGCACCGCCTGCACCGCTTCCTCCGCACCTTCCGCCCAGCCGTTGACGATGGCCTGGCCGATGCGGTTGCCGCCGGCCATCTCCACTGCGGCCCGGTAGTAGTCGTCCGGGCCGATGGAGCCCGATGACAGCGCCACCCGGTTCCGTGCACGCCAGGCCGTCGGGGCCCAGCGCAGGAACTCGGACGGCGCCATGATCGTCATGGACGTGCCAGCGGTGATGGCCTTGCCCTCGGCGTTGAGGCCGAAGCGCATCCCGTTGATCGTCTGTCGGGAGACGACCTCGGAGTTGCGCCACGGCATCAGCTTCTCGCCCGCGTTGCGGATCGTCTCCGTCAGCCGGTTCGGCACTGCGCCCTCGGTGGCGAACGCCGCCCGGCTGGCTGCACCGGCACGGCCGATCGCGCCTGCGAACCCGATCTGGACGACGTCGATACCGACGGAACCGATCGCGGCCGCCCACTGCTTGCCACCCTCGATGTCGTGGAAGCCGGCGATGCGGTCGTCCCACTTCTCCCCGGTGCTGGCCATCGTGGCGACGGAGCCCGTCACGTGCCCGGTGGTCCCGGCCATGTACAGCCCGATGCCCACCGGGTTCGAGAACTGCAGCACGGAGTCGGCCAGGGTGCCCGCGACGTCCGCGCCGCGCACCCACTTGTTCGCCTTCCGCTTGCCGTCGTCGTCGACCGCGTAGAACTCGGAGTTGCCGTCACCCACCTCACCGGCGTGGGCGTCGAAGCTGCCCTGCACCAGGTTGCTCACCGGGTTGATGGTGCGCAGCGCCACCCCGCTGAACTCGCTGAGTCCGGTCGTGAAGCCCTGGAACTCGCCGTACTTCTTGTTCGCCAGGGAGGAGACCTCCAGCGCGCGTGCCGTCTGCTCGGTCAGCTGGTCCTTGTTCAGGTACGCCGCACCACCACCGACGATGGCACCACCGAGACCGAACAGCAATGCACCGGGGCCCGTCCACGAACCTGCGACCGTGGCGGCCGTACCAGCGGTCAGGGCCGCACCACCCACGGCAGCGGCACCGGTGAGGAGCTCGTCGCCGCTGCCCTCGATCAGTTCCTGCTGGCGCTCCTCGACGTTCTCGCCGAACGCCTTCTGCGCCTTGGAGTTCGTCATCAGTTCCGTGTTCGCGGAGATGACCTTGTCGACCTCGTCCCCGAGCCAGCGGTCACGGTCGGGGTCCGCGAAGATCTTCTGCTTCGTCTTCCCGTCGAGCGTGAACTCCGCCATCATCACGTTCGCCGTGCGGGCGTCGAAGTCGGAGTAGATGTTGCCGACCTTCTTGCCGTCGTTGAAGACGTCCCCGCGGACGATGCCCTTCTTCTCGTCGTCCCACGTCGAGACACCCGTGGCATCGGGGCGGTCGAACCAGTTGTAGAAGACCGTGGCGTCTCGCTCCTCCATCGCCTGGTCCTGCATCTCGGAGAACTGCTTGAACGCCTCGGCCTGGAAGCCGGTGTCCCAGGAGTTCGAGACACCCTCCATGTTGGCGCCGGCGTACCAGGACTTCGCCGCTCCGACGTAGCCGACCTCCGGCTGGGTGACGTACGACCCGAGCAGTGATTCCGAGAAGCGGCCCTCGCCGGTGGCGACGTCGTTCGCCTGCTCAGCGACCTGGCCCAGACCGCGGGGAATGGCGGGGTTGGAGGTCTGCTTGTTGACGATGCTGTCTGAGAACCGGCCGCCAGTCTCGTCCGCCACGTGGAGCTCCAACCACTACTGCCGCGGCCCGACGCCGACGAACAGGTGTGACCCTACAGTCACATCAGCCACTCCCGCAGCCAAGGTCGGCGGGTGTGTCGTCTCTCCCACCTGGCGGATGCCGTGGGTGGTCAGGGCGTAGTGCGCGGGGCGCAGACGCTCACTCGACAAACGAGGCGCGTGAGTCGATCTACGGAGTGAGCGTTGAGGGGTCAAGGGGGTCTTCACCTTGCACGTTCTCGGCCAACGCCTAAGTTGTGAAAACTTTTCCGAGTGGTACCAATATATACAAAATAAACAAACAACACACTATATACCCCTTATATATATATATATATATGTATATATAAGGCAGCTCTATATGTAATTTGTAGTTTGTTAAGTTTGTTTCATTTGTGATTTTGGAATTTCCAGGATCCTACCAGTCGGAGGTTCAGTTATGACTCAGTACCAGCAAGGTATGACGTCTCGTGACATGCTTCAGTCCATCGCATTCGATCGCCTCACATCCAAGTCGGATGACGGCAAGCTCGAAGCCATGATGCTCACCGATCTCGGTACTGCCAGTGCAGTCAACATCGGCAAGGCCGTGGACTCGTCCATCATCCGCTCTGTCCAGGCAGCTGAGTCGCTCGTCGCTCTCGGCTACGACAAGTCCGATCCCATCGTCCAGTCTCTGATGGAGTCCGGTAACGCTGTGCGTGCCACGCTCCAGAAGATCGGTGATGTCATCCCTGGTCTGCTGTCTCAGCACTAGAAGTGTGGTCATATCCCTTCGGGGGTATGGCCTCTCTTCTTTTATGCTTCGCTTTTAGTATCGGTTGCTACCTGACCTTTAGGTCTTAGATGCTCTGCTCTCTTTTTTATGTTCGCCTCTGCGTGTTTCGATTCGACTACACGACTTGATATCACTATTCGTCTAGTCGCGTGACGTTTGCGCTAAGGCTACTTAGCGACCGGAACCCTACTAACGAATCACGTAGGGGTGTACATATTTTGAGAGCAGATGCATCGCAAGACATGAAGACTGCTGGCAGTCTCAGGTCTTAAGCAATCGATACCACTGTGCGTTAGCACAAGTCGAAGCTCTCCTGCCGGCGACACGCCAGGCCACCTTCACTACGTGGCTGATTCACCCGGCACGGGTGTGTAGTCACGTAGTCACCGTGTAGTCACCCCGGGTGACTACACCTCGAGACACTGTTTCCGCAGGTCAGAGGCCTGCGGCCGCCAATGTAGTCACGTAGTCACCCAAACTGGGGAAACTTCCTGAGATCTCTCAGCTAAAGTTTCCCTGTTTTGGGTGACTACGTGACTACATCGGGGGTTGCAAGCCTCTGACCTGCAGGTTTGATGTAGTCACCCTGTAGTCACCCTCCCATGCAGGGTGACTACATGTGCTGACTACAACCGGCCTTTGCCCCTTACATCTGGGCAGCAACCCTCAACCTCAAGTCGAGGGTTGTCTCCTGTCCTCCTCATCCTCAGCACCACTTGGTCAGTTCTCCTGCGTACCAGGTGGAACGCTGCCATGCTGGCTGCTGCCGACGGGCCACGCTTGGCCCCTGCTTCTGCTGAAGCAGATAGGGAAAGAACTATTTAAGGGAAAGAAAGGGGAAAGGGAAAGGGATTAGGGAAAGGGATAGGGGAGGGAAGTAGCACAAGCTACGACCGACACTCAAGGGAAGGACGCAAGCAATGACCTGGTCAACGCTCATCATCATCGGCCTGTGCCTGGCCATCGTCGTGATCCTCACGTTCGATGCCCTGATCATCGGCAACCTCAAGGTCGACAAGACCCAGCTGCAGATCAACAACGACACGTTGCTCCACAACCTGTCGATGCGTCACCCGTCCAGCCCGGGCTACCGGACTACGGACCAGGTGATCGCTGAGCTCGAGCACTGCCTCACGTGCTGCCACCTCGTGGTGCCGCAGCACTTCACGTCCAGTCCACATCACGTCAAGCTCTGAAGGGAGCCGGCTCATGTTGCACCCCACCAAGAAGCGTTCGCTTCGTACAGTCAGCCCGATGCTGGCGTACCTCGACCGCTACCTCAACAGCGCAGCCATCGACCGCAACCTCGAAGCGAGGTGGCAGGGCTGATGCGCGCGCTCGTGCTCCAGCTCTGCCTGGTCGGCACGATGTTCGCGGCCGCGGCCTGCATCCCACCGCCGGCACCGGCGTTGGGTCAGGCCGTGGTCACGGTCGTCACCGACGACACACGCCCTCCGTTGTACGGGGGCTGCAAGGAGTGGCGTCCTGCCTACGGTCCGAAGCCGAGGCGCTGCCGTGGATGACGATGAGATCCAGCTGCAGATGCGGCAGGATCTCTGGCGTCAAGAACTGCTGATGTCCAAGCAACAGCCACCTGCCTACGTTCAGCCGGCCAAGACATACAAGCAAGCACTCAACGAACTACTCGTCGGTGCAACCGAGGACAAGGTCAAGCAGGAGTACCGACTGCGTGACGGCACCAAGGTGTCCTTCGACTACCTGGCCAACGCCAGTGTCATCACACTCGAGGCGATGGCCCACCGCTTGCAGCGCATAGCATCTCCGAACCGGCAGCCGATGCTGCTGCCGTCCGTCGGCAGCCACGTCACCAACGGCACGATCGTGACGTGGAAGTCGAAGGGCATCTTCACCTACGCAGCCGTCAAGGCCGGCGACGCCTGGTTCATCACAGGCACGGGTGAGTTCTACGGCGGCAACACTTTCATGCACGGGGACTTCATTGTCCGTGTGCTGGGTGCAGCCGAGGTCTCCGACATCCAGATCGTCACCGATCTGCTGCCGCTCAAGCTGCCCATCTGAACTCCCGGTGCACAGTGGAATGCGTCCCCACTGTGCATCGGGTTACCAATGTAGGGCGCGCAGTACCGACCACAAGGAGATCCACATGGGTAAGACCCAGCGAGGCACCGCCGCCAACCAGGCTGCAGCCTCCACCACCGAAGAGACCAAGCGCACGCGCAAGGTCCTGACCCCGGCCGAGCGCATCGCCAAGGCCGAGGCCGACCTGGCCGCACTCAAGGCCAAGGCCAACGAGAAGGAGGAGAAGGCCAAGGCCGCGGCGCGCGAGAAGCGCAACGACCTGCTCATCAAGCGAGGAAAGCTCGACGAGCAGATCGCAGAGCTCAACGCCACCATCGGTGTCGACGAGGTCGACGAGAACGGCCTGACCAACGAGGACCACCTCGCGCTCGAGGGCAAGGACTGACCTGTCCTTGCTTCACGTACCCACGACAGGCCGGCGTCCACCCGAGATGAGCGCCGGCCTGCCGTGTACAGCACCAAGGAAGTGAGGCTCCATGACCACAGCACGAGACACCATCGACGACATGCTGACCCTGCTCAAGGGCCAGCCTGTCTTCCTGTGCGGCAGCCTGGTCGCTGAGGATGAGTACGGTCTGACCGATGCTCACTCCGACGTCGACCTGTTCTGCCCCACCGGCAACGTCCTCGTTGCCACCACGCAGTTCCTGCTCGGCCACGGCTACAAGCTCGACGACCGGATGGAGCGCACCTGGTACAGGTGGCTTCGCTTCGGGTTCAAGACCTGGCACACGAACAGCCTTCGGCTCATGTCACCTGGGGGGGTGGAGACCAACCTGGTCTACAAGCTGACCGAGGGTCACGCGACCACGTCCCTGGCACAGGTGCTGGAGTCGTTCGACTTCGGCCTGCTCGGAGTGGGCTACGACGTGGAGACCGGCGTCCGCCGGGACCTGCGTCCGTACCTGTTTCCGCAGTTCCACGGGCTGCATTGGGTGCGCAACGGCCCGCTGCCGATGATGCCGAACAAGCGTGAGGCATGGCGCAACGGATTCATCAGCCAGTACAACGGGCTGCGTGAGTTCGGTCGCTACGCCAAGTACCACGAGTACGGCTACGACATGAGCCTGGTGAAGGACGACCTGGCCACGGGCTACGCGGAAGCGGCGCTCTACATGATGAACCATTTCGATGCTGACAAGCAGCAGCAAGGGCTCATCTACCAGACCATCGGACTGAAGATCGAGGACGACAAGATCGACGAGCTGTTCGCTGCGGCGAAGCAGATCGACTTCAAGGACTCGCTCGACGCGATCATGGAGGCACTCGAATGATCATCGTCCTGGGCATCATCGCTGACGAGTCACTCGTCACACCGGAGTTCATCGCTGAGCACGTCCTCGAGCTCGAGGGTGTGGTCAGCGTGGACGTCGACTCGGCCGACGCACCTGTGACGGAGGTGCCGTGCTGATGGCCGACAAGAAACGGATTCATCTGTGGTTCGGCTGCTGGTGTGGCTCCGGCCACGATTGGGAGAAGGCCAAGCACGGCACCGTCGACGGCCTGACCCAAGCTCAGATCGAAGAGAGGACGAAGGCATGAGCGAGTACCTCTGCCCCAACTGCCTCGAGCAGAGCACCGAGTCGGACGTCTGCTCCGACTGCAACACCTCAATGTCGGTGGCTGACGATAGCCTCGACAAGCTGGTCGCCCAGGCCAGTGTTCCGAACCTCGCCGCGCTGTTCGCAGCCGGCAAGGCAGCCGGACTGATCACCGCCCAGGTGGAGTACGGCCACACGCCGTGATCCCGAAAGGCACGACAGGTCACCGGCTCAGCAGGATCCATGCAGTATCCATCGCAACACCCGACCAAGGGAGATCCACATGTTCAAGACCAACATCCTCGTGGGCGAGCGTGTCCTCGTCAGCGGCACCGACGTCACCGGCGAGTCCGGCAAGACCATCGTCGACGCCACGCAATGGAACGAGCTCGCCCTCCGCAAGGACGTGAGCAAGGCCACCGCCGACTTCGACGCAGCAGTCGAGGCGTTCTACGCCCCGCTCACGGACGCCGCTGACGCGGCCGAGCAGGCGTTCAAGGGCAACAAGCCCGACGACGCCTCGGCGTACGTCGTGATCCAGGAGGAGGTGCCGGCCACCCCCGGCCAGGTCGGACACACCGTCCGCCTGACCAGGGACTCGGTCATCCTGCGCCTCATCGAGGAGGGCAACACCGACCGCCTCGTGTGGGTCGACGACCAGCTCGAGGTTCTCGAGGTCCTGCCCAACACCAGCACGTCTGCTGCGGTCGTCACCTCTGGTGACCCGCACGCCGACGAGCTCGTCGAGAGCTGACCAACGGTTGAGCGGCAGCACCCCGCCCAGGGTGCTGCCGCTCTTCGGCAGTACGGACCACCGACAACTCACTCTTTCAAGGGAAGGATCGCACATGCTCGAGAAGATCCTCAAGCTGTACGTGATGTACATGGCCGCCGATGTGCGGTCACCTCTGCCCCACCTGGTGGGGCCACCCGGCTGTGGCAAGTCCACAGCCGTGGAGCAGGCAGCCCAACTGCTCGGCGTCAACCTCCACATCATCAACGTCTCTCGGCTGTCGCCTCTCGAGATCGAGGGGGTGCAGATGCCACACGGTACGGGGGAGGAGATGGTGCTGCGCATGTTGCCGGCCACCTTCTGGACCAGCCTGAAGGACGGCGACATCCTGTTGCTCGACGAGTTCCTTCGGGGATTCCCCGAGGTCTACAACGGGCTGCTCGACATCCTCACGTCCAGGCGTGTGGGTGCCTTCGTCCTGCCGAAGGTGTTCATCATCGGTGCGTCCAACAGCACGGTGGCTTATGACCCCGCGCTCGAGGACAGACTGATCCACCTGCCGGTCAACGACCCGCGCACCAACAAGAAGCACAAGGCCGTGCTGGCACAGCTCATCGTCGATGGGCTGGGTCTCAACCCGATCATGGTCAACCACCAGGAGATGCACTCGTTGCTCGACACGGTGGTGCTGCCCATGTTCGATGTGCTCGACGCCTTCAAGAAGAAGGGCACGACACCGTCACCGGTGAAGGGCAAGTCGATCCGCAACCTGATCGGGCAAGCCCTGCTTCGTGAGGTGGAGACCACCGAGCTGGCCGAGCTCATCTCGATGAACAACCGAGAGACCATCAACTCGGCGAAATGGCAGTACATGTTCCTGCTGTCCGGCAAGAACGTCGATCCCCGCTACACAGCGGTGATCCCCAAGATTCCTCGGGACAAGCTGACTCCGCTGCAGCTCACCAACCTGCAGCTCAACGAGCAGTTGCTCCAGATGGAAGCGATCCGCAACGAGAAGGAAGGAACCGAAGAAGATGACGATGACCCGTTCACAGATCTCGGCTGACCTCGAGATCTTCGAGGTCAAGCCCGGTCTGAAGTTCGCTCTCACCACACTGAAGGCGCTGTTGCCTGACGTCGAGACCCTGCTGTTCTTCGGCAAGGTCTACGAGCTGGACGTGTACCAGCTCTCCGCTCTGCTGGCCAAGATGTTCGCCGGCCACAACCTCGTCGACGAGTTGCAGTCCGGTGCACACAGCACCGACCTGCAGGACTACATCGTCGACGACCTCTGTCCCGAGCTCTGGAATCTAGAGGCTGGCGAGGTCGAGTTCGCACCCGACGTCGCCAAGGGGGAGATCCTCCCGGAGGTGTGGAAGTCGCTCGAGGTGGAGGTCGCTGCCTCCATCAAGGCGGTGGCTGCCAAGCTCCAGGACATGGTCGGTCTGATGCCCGGCAAGCAGGGCAGCATGGTGTTCCGGTCGATGATGACCATGAACGCCAAACGTCCGACGATCGGTCAGTACAAGGCGGCGGTGCACCACGCACCGAAGCCCGACAACCTGATCATCTTCGACGTGTCCGGCTCGATGGGTGAGCGCCTCGTCCAGACCCTGGTCGACGACGTGGTGGCCATGTCCTACATGGCCAACGCCCACCTGGCGATCGTGTCCAACACGACCACCCATTGGGAGCCTGGCTCCTACGACAGCGCCTCCGTGCTGGCGGCCGCCGAGTTCGGTGGCACGCAGTACGAGACGCTGGCCCCGCTCCTCGAGCGGGACTGGGGTGTCGTGGTCACGGTCGCTGACTACGACTCGTCGGCCAGCGCGCGGGACTTCATCGCGCGTAACTGCCGCGGTTCGATCGAGCAGGTGCTGGACATCAGCCTGGTCAACCGGCCGACGTTCCTGGCTGAGTGCGTGGGCCAGCTCGCCAACGAGGTCCGTCCGGTCCTCGTGGCAACGGGCAGCTACGTGCTGAGCAACTGAACCATGCGTATCTGTTACGAGTGCAGCTACGGAGAGCACGACACCTGCCCATTGGTGGAGGGCTGCTCCTGCTGTGAAGACACCGTCAACCGTATGGATGACGAGCTCACCTGATACACCCTGGCCGATCGGCAGGTAAGAGCGAGTGATTGGGCGGAGCCGGTTACGCCCCGAATATTTGGATAGCACTCGCCGCCAGGCACAGCTGTACCTGCGGAAAAAATTTTCCGGAGTTCCGACCAAACAAGAAGGAGCCCATCATGGGTGAGAAGAACCCCAAGGTCGTGACCATCTACGGCCGTCTGTCGTTCCCGACGTTCACCGCGAAGGAGGCGTACGAGCGCAGCCTCAGGGGCAACTACCCGGCTGCCGATGTGGCGTCCGCGGCGCCTGACTTCCAGCTCCTGCTGGAGCAGCCGCAGCACGACAAGTTCCTGAAGCACATCACCGATGTCTTCTTCCCGTACTGCTCCGCACAGGAGAAGGCCGGCGAGAAGCGCGACGCGCTGAACGACAAGGAGATCGCCAAGCTGGTGGCTGACATCACCGGTGACCTGACCGACCAGACCTACAACACGCCGGTCAAGCCGGTGCACGAGAAGACGGCTCCGCTCGCACCCGAGTGCGTGTCGTCCATCAAGGTCATCGGCAACAAGGGTGTGGACATGGAGCTCAAGGCCATCGTCCAGGGCGAGGACGAGCTGCTGGTGCCGGACCCGGACCAGCTGACGTTCCCGATCATCAAGCCGATCAACCAGACGGTGCACAACATGTACCCGGGTTGCCTCGTCGCGGTGACGATCAACCTCTACGCCTACCACAACGGGAAGAACCCCGGCTTCAGTGCCGGTGGTTCCGTCGCGGTGTTCAAGGCTGACGCCGACCGCTTCGGTGGTGGCGTGACCGTCGACGAGGATGACATCTTCGCCGACTGATCCATGCAACAACCTCGGACCCAGCGCAAAGCGGGTTCGAGTGGTAGCGGACGAAGCGGTTAGCCAGGAGGGAACGCCTGGTGTACGTGAGTCACGGCTACTCCAGGTTGGTCCACCTCTCCGCTACCACCAGGGATACAACGGCCAGCCCCGTCCAGGGTCACACCTGGGCGGGGCACGCAGCGCGGGACCAAGCCCAAGCGCACTCAACAGGAGGAACCAATGGAGAGATTCTCCGCAAGCAATGCGGCCAAGCACATGGCGTGCCCGGCCTCGGCGAACCTGCCGTTGGCCATCCCGAACTACGTGCCTCCGGACCCGACCATCCGAGGCGTTGCCGCTGACCACGGCACCGACATGCACGGGATCTTCGAGAAGATCATGGAGCTGCCGAACGCAGAGATCGGCTACTGGCTCAAGGTCCTGCAGTACATCTACGACTTGCGCAAGACGCGCAGGTTCAAGGTCCTGACCGAGCAGAAGATCACCGCCGAGTGGCTGGTCTCCAAGCCCAGCACCACGGTGGACCTGGTGCTCTACACGCAGGACGAGATCCACGTGCTGGATCTGAAGTGGGGAAAGATCGCGGTCGAGGTCATCGACAACGACCAGCTCCTCTTCTACGGGGTGTGCTTCGCGCACCTCGCACCGAAGGCCAAGGGCATGAGGATCCACGTGCTGCAACCTGCAGCCGACAACCTCGAGTCGCACTACTACACGGCCGACGAACTCAAGGAGTGGATGGACAAAGCGATCGCTGCCGAGTCCAAGATCCTGGCGGGCGATGTGACCTTCGGTCCGTCCGACAAGTGCACGTTCTGCCCGGCGTACCCGCACTCGCGGTCCGCCAAGGGTCGGCCGCTCTGCCCGGCAACAATGCAGATGCTGTACCCGCCCATCATCGACGAGGACGAGATCCTCAGTCTGTAGAAGGAGGCACCATGCAAGGCATCACCGGTCTCGACTTCGAGACCTACAGCGCGGTGGACCTGCCGACCTACGGGATGGACAGGTACATGGACGACAAGTCATTCACCCCGCTGCTTGCCTCCTGCTACATGGAGGACAACAGCGGGGTGCACTTCAAGACGAGGTTCGACTTCGTCAAGGACTTCGACGCAGCGAAGACAGGGCTGTTCGATCTGATCAACGGTCGCACAATCTGCGGACAGAACGTCGCGTTCGAGGAGCGCACGCTCGAGTGGCTGTACCCAGGGTCGTTCACGCCGGAGGAGTTCATCGACTCCGCGGTGGTGGCACGGGTGGCCGGTGCAGGCTCGAGTCTCGAGCACGCAGCACGCCAGCTGCTGGACTCCAGCAAGATGGAGGAGGGTCGCAACCTGATCAAGCTCTTCTCGTGTGCGGGTCCATACCAGGAGGCGAACGACTCACCGTTGTTCGACCCACTGGTGGTGGCCCACAACCCGAAGGAGTGGCAGACCTACCAGGACTACTGCGACGTGGACGCTGAGCTCAGCTTCCGCCTTGTCAAGAACTGGAGCTTCCTGCTCGGTGACAACGAGCAGGAGTACGACGTGCTGACCCGCAAGATGAACCAGGTGGGCTGGCGTGTCGATCTCGACAAGGTGCACGAGATGCAGCGTCGCTTCGAGGAGAACAAGGTGCAAGCCGTCGAGGAGTTCTACGCAGACGTGACACCCAACGTCGACGTGGACAAGCGGCTCAACTTCAACAGCTTCCCGCAGATGAAGGAGTTCTGTGCTGCGCGTGGAGTGAAGGCACGGTCGTTCGACAGTGACCACGTCGACAGCCTGCTGGATCGGATCACCGACAGACTGAGGACCAACACCAAGCTCACGCCCGAGCAGGTCTCCAACCTGCACGACGTGAGGGAGTTCCTACGTACCAAGCAGGTCCTGGGTGGCAGTAGTCTGTCCAAGCTGCAGAAGATCATCGACCTCACCGGCAACGACGGTCAGCTGCGCAACTCATACATGCACGTGGGAGCAGGGGCAACCCTGCGCACCACGGGCAGGGGTGTACAGATGCAGAACCTCAAGCGTCTCACCGAGCCGGCCGACATGTCCGAGCTCGACGACGCAACCGTCGAGTGGAGCAACGACGAGCTGGCCGTGAACCTGCGGCAGGTCTTCACGGCCAGGCACCCTGACGGGGTGCTGATCGTCGGAGACTTCTCGTCTGTCGAGTCACGAGGGCTGGGCTACATTGCCGGCGCCGAGTGGAAGATGGAGGCGTACCACCAGGGCAAGGACCTGTACAAGGTGCTGGCCCAGGAGATGTTCTCCGTCAGCTACGACGCAGTGACCAAGCCACAGCGGCAGACTGGCAAGGTCGGTGAGCTCAGCTGTGGCTACGGTGCTGGGCCCGGAGCGGTCAAGGACTTCGCAGCCAAGATGGGTGTGGAGTTCACCGAGGGTGAGGCGGCGCAACTGGTCTCCGACTGGCGAGCCACCAACCCCGAGGTCGTCCGCCTGTGGGACCTGCTCGACAAGACGCTCCGTGAGGTGGTCGAGGGCGGGAACCGCAACTACCACCAGCTGCTGGGCAACGACCTCGTCGTCTGCTTCGAGGAGATCTCCACGCCCAGCAGTCTGCGTCTGCTGAACCCGCACGCGAAGTCCATCAGGATGACGCTGCGCCACAACAGCCGGCCGCAGGGCGAGCTGCTCCTGTCTCGGGTGTTCCACGGGTGTTACGTCCGTGGCCGGGACATCGGCTACTACAAGCCTGCCAAGAACAAGGGTGGTGACCCGTGGATCAACTGCTACAAGCACCCGAAGACGGGACAGGTGGTGTTCTACAAGCTGTACGGCGGCAAGCTGTCAGGGATCCTGACGCAGTCGCTGTGCCGTGAGCTGTTCTTCTACTCGCTGCGTGAGCTGCAAAAGGTGATCGACCGGTACAGCAACGTCAAGATCGTCGGTCAGTTCCACGACGAGATCGTCGTGGACTGGCAACCGGGCTACGCCATAGCTCCAAGTATCGGGCTCGATCTCCTCGAGCAGGAGATGAGCAAGTGCATGAGCACCACCGTGCTGCCGGGGTTCCCCTTGGCAGCAGACATCAAGAGCGCCTACCGCTACATCAAGTAGACGCACGCGAGGCCCCGGGTGACCAAGCCCGGGGCCTCGCACCGACTCAACGGGAAGGAGATTCCGTGAACCAGACTACACACATCATCGGGGTTGACCCAGGGATCGTGCACACCGGGGTGGTGTCGTTGATGTTCTTCCCGGAACGGAGGCACATTGCGGTGGGCCACTGCGTGGTGCTGGGGCCTGATGCCCAGGCAGTGAAGCAGTACTGCCCGGCCAAGGCCATCGGCTTCATTGAGGGCTACCGGCCGCGACACCACATGCAGCACGACAGCAAGATGGTGAAGGCTGTCGCAGAGATGCGTGCAGCCACTGGCTTCAAGGTGCTCGACAACACCGGCGTCAAGAAGATCGTCCTGCCGTCCGTGATGGAGGTGCTCGGGGTGCAGAAGTTCAGCACTCCGACACACCACGACGACCTGCGTTCCGCAGCGCGCATCGCGTTGCTGGGAATGTACAAAGACACCGACCTCAACCGCCTGGTCGCAACCGTGATCAAGGCCCACCTGGACCAGACAGACGTCTGGTCCGTGACTCACCACTAGGAGATCCAATGACCGACCGCAACGACGTCGTGACCGAGGTCATCGACCAGCGCGTGGCCCTCTACGGAGAGCCGATCAACTGCTTCACCCGCATCGCCACGGTGTGGTCCGGGATCCTCGACCACGAGATCCAGGCGCACGAGGTTCCGCTCCTGCTGATGGGGCTGAAGCTGGTGCGGACCCAGCACACGCCGGACTACAGCGACAACAGCGACGACATCGAGGGCTACCTCGACATCTTCCGCACCATCGTGGGCGAGGACATGGTCCACGCCCGGCTGTCGTCGGAGTACTGGGCGCAGAAGAACGGTGAGGTCGACGAGCCCGTCCCGTTCCTGTTGCCCGGTCAGGTCCCGAAGTGCATCCACTGTGACGAGACCGAGGCGTTCCACAACCCGGTCACCGGGAGCTGTGCACGCCCGGGCTTCGCCGACTCCACCTACCAGGTGGAGGAGTGAGCACCGGCCGACGGGTGACCGCACGTGTCTTCGCCCAGGTGAAGCCCACGTTCGGTACCCGCTACGACTCAGCGCAGGGGCAGCACCTGCCGACGGTCACGTCGATCACGATCGTGTCCACCACGAAATCTCGTAGTCCGGCCAAGGCCGGGTGCGTGGTCGTCGAGCTCAAGCTCGACTTCCCGGAGCAGGCGTTCCTGCCGTTGCAACCGACAGCAGTCATCACCATCCCGGACAACTTCGTCGGGCTGGACACCATTGAGATCGAGGCCCTCGATCCGACCGACATGAACGACGACCAGGTGGCCGCGTACTTGGCCAGCCAAGGGAGGCAGACATGAACAGGATCAACCGCGAGAAGGGGTGGAGGTCCCTCGGGATCCTCACCTGGAACACCCGCATCAGCCTGGGTCTGACAGAACAGACCTGGTCGTGGGTGCTGGAGCACATCGCTCCGCTGCACGTGATCCTCTTCCAGGAGGTGAAGGACCCCAACCGGGTCCGCAACATCTTGGGTGACGACTGGTTCGTGTGGCCGTTCCTCAACTACCGGACCAACGGCTGTGTCGTGGCCCTCAAGGTGCGGCGCTTCACCGTGATCGACAAGGT